ATAAAGAAGGTGGGAAGGTCAACGCTGCTGGTAACTACACCAAACCAGAACTTCGCAAGAAGATCGTAAGCCAAGTGAAGTCCGCAGCTACTCAGGGCACGGGTGCAGGTCAGTGGTCCGCGAGAAAAGCACAACTCGTGGCGAAGAAGTACAAGGAAGCTGGCGGGGGTTACAAAGATTGAAAGCGCCACAGCAAAGCTTGAAAGACTGGGGAGACCAGAAATGGCAAACGAAGTCAGGAAAGCCATCGTCAAAGACCGGCGAGAGGTATTTGCCGGAGAAAGCAATCAAGGCGTTAAGCCCAGCCGAGTATGCAGCCACGACAAAGGCAAAGCGGGCAGGGAAAGCAAAAGGTAAGCAGTTCGTTGCACAGCCCAAAGGCATTGCAAAGAAAACAGCGGGGTTTAGGTAATGGCCGTAACTACATCGACAACTGCGTTTAACCCGACCCTCAACGAGATATTCGAAGAGGCGTTTGAGCGTTGTGGCTTAGAACTCCGCACGGGCTATGACTTCCGTACGGCGCGGCGCAGCCTGAACTTTTTGATTGGTGAGTGGGCGAACCGGGGCATCAACCTGTGGACCATCGAGCAGGGTTCTATTAATCTGGCGCAGGGGGTAACGACCTATGATCTACCTGATGATACCGTTGATCTTATTGAGCATGTTATTCGTACTGATTCCAACCAAGGCCCTAATCAGACGGATTTGAATATCACCCGAATCAGCGTCTCGACTTACTCGACCATTCCTAACAAGCTGGCTCAGGGTCGTCCGATTCAGGTGTGGGTAAACCGGCAAAGTGGTCAGACTACAGACCTGCTTGGTGCAACTCCTGCGTATCCGCAAATTAACGTGTGGCCCGCGCCGGATCAGGGTACAACGCAGAATCCGTACTACGTGTTTTATTACTGGCGGATGAAGCGTATTTATGACGCCGGTAATGGTGTGAACGTGCCGGACATCCCGTTTCGCTTCCAGAACTGTTTGGTAGCTGGTCTGGCGTTTATGCTGTCGATTAAGTTACCAAATGCTGATCCGGTACGTACCCAAGCGTTGAAGCTTATGTACGACGAGGCTTGGGATTTGGCGGCAGGTGAAGACCGTGAGAAGGCGGCTGACCGTCTTGTACCACGGGAAATGTTCTTCTAAATTATGGGCAATAGGTTTAGTTCAGCTAAAAACTCGATTGCAGAATGTGACCGCTGCGGGTTTCGCTACAAGCTGAAGGAGTTGAAAAAGCTGACGATCAAAACTAAGCAGGTCAGTATTAAAGTGTGCCCGACGTGTTGGGAACCAGACCAGCCACAATTGCAGTTAGGTATGTATCCAGTGGACGACCCACAAGCTGTACGGGAACCACGCCCAGATGTAAGCTACAGACAGGCAGGATATACAGGGCTGCAGTTGACGTTGAATACCGACTTTGGTGACCCGTCAGGTGGTAGTCGAATATTTCAGTGGGGCTGGGCACCGATAGGTGGGGCAAGTGGGAATGATGTGGGGTTAACGCCGAATGCTTTGACCTCTCGTGGCATAGTAAGCAGTGTAACCATTACATAGGAGTCTATATGGACAGCATGAAGAAGGTAGCCAAGGCAGAAGTTAAGGCTCACGAAAAACGGATGCACAAAGGCATGGCTAAAGGCGGCGTGACTGGCGAAGCTATGAAAAAAATGGGTCGTAACATGGCTCGTGCGATGAACCAGCGTGGTCGATAATGGCTAAATATTCACACAAGCAGGGCGGCAAAGAAGTAGGCCAAGCTGCGGTTTACGCGGAGCCACATACTATGGACGGTAAAAAGATTACGGCGCAATCTACACAGAACGAGATTTCTGGCGTAGGCCATATGGATAGCCTGAACGTTGGCGTAGGTACAGTCAACAAAGGTAACATTAAACCAGCAAAAACAACTGGTATCAAAATTCGCGGCACTGGCGCTGCAACTAAGGGCGTAATGGCTCGTGGTCCGATGGGCTAATCATGACGTACAACGAACTGTTCATTGCGGTTAAGAACTACCTGCAAAACGACTTCCCGTCAAATACGTGGACAAGCGTTACAGGGGCGAATCCGCCCATTACTTCTACCGGTACTGAACAGATCAATACGTTTATTACCCAAGCCGAAGAGCGCATATACAACAGCGTTCAGATTCCAGCACTGCGTAAGAACGTAACCGGCGTAACTTCTGGCGGCAATAAATACTTGTCATGCCCAAACGACTTTCTGTCCGTTTTCTCGATGGCGGTTATCGACGGTAGCGGGAACTATGAGTATTTGCTGAACAAGGATGTGAACTACATTCGGGCGGCGTACCCCAACCCATCATCTACTGGCTTGCCACAGTATTACGCTTTATTTGGCCCTACGGTTGTTACTAGTGTTATTACGGACGAGTTGAGCTTTATTCTTGGCCCAACACCTGACGCTGTCTACAACGTTGAGTTGCACTACTACTATTACCCTGAGTCAGAGTCAATTACAACTGCGGGTACTTCATGGCTTGCCGATAACTACTCACCGGTATTGCTGTATGGCACGTTGGTAGAAGCGTACACGTTCCTAAAGGGCGAAGTTGATTTGACCGCGCAGTACGAGAAGAAGTATCAGGAAGCTATGGGTCAATTGAACCGTCTGGGTACAGGTCTTGAGCGTGGTGATGCTTACCGTGATGGTCAGGCGAAGATTAAGGTTATGCCATGATTCAACAGGGACTCACAAACAGTTTTAAACAAGAGATGCTCCAAGCGGGGCAGAACTTGGCGACTGATACATTAAAGATGGCGTTGTATACCGCGTTCTCGGATATTGGCTCCTTGACTACGGTGTACACAACGGCAAACGAGGTAACCGGTACAGGCTATACAGCAGGTGGTGTGGCTGTGACAGGTGCGACGATTTCAACGGATGTACAGACAGGTACTGTCTACGTGGACTTTGCCGATGTGGCTTGGCCCGGTGCTAACTTTGTGGCTCGTGGGGCTTTGATTTACAACGTGACCCGCAGTAATAAGTCGGTGGCAGTACTGGACTTTGGTTCAGACAAAACATTTTCGGCAGTAAGTAACACCGTCACCATGCCTGTTAATTCAGCTACGACGGCACTAATTCGTTTTCCTTAAAGAGGTAGCTATGTCAACGAAAGAAAAATCCCAAGCGGCTGAAGTTGTGGCGGCTACCGTGCTTGCTGGTGGCAACATGAAAGAAAACGCCGGGGCGTATGGTCGCTACACAGTGGTGTGTATTGGCGCAGATGGCGTGGAAAAGTGGCGCGATGAGTTCCCCAATCTGGTGGTCAACTCAGGTCTGCAACTGATGAACAACACCTTCTTTGCTGGCACAGCCTATACTGCTGTTTGGTATCTGGGTCTGATTACTGGCCCCGGTTCTGGTACGGTGTTCGCTGCGGCTGATACGATGGCGGCTCACGGTGGCTGGACGGAAGATACAACTTATTCAAATGCAAACCGCCCTACAGTAACCTTTGGCACTGCTACGCTGGCCGACCCATCCGTGATTGCAACGACTGCAACGTCCTTCTCAATTAACGGCTCGACTACGGTGGCTGGTGCGTTCCTGACAACAAACAACACCAAGGGCGGCACAACCGGTACGCTGTTCTCGGCAAGTGACTTTACAGGCGGCGACCGTATTTTGCAGTCAGGCGACACACTGAACGTGACTTATACCTTCACGCTTGAAGCACCGTAATGGAGGTGAATAATGGCGCTGGTACTTGCTGATCGCGTACGAGAAACGACCACTACTGCTGGTACGGGCACAGTCACGCTTGCTGGGGCGGTGGTCGGGTTCCAAACTTTTGCCGCGATAGGCAACGGCAACGTCACTTATTACACCATTGCAGGTCAGGGCACTTCCGAGTGGGAAGTGGGCATCGGCACCTACACTTCTTCGGGCACAACGCTCTCTCGCGACACTATTCTGTCCTCGTCTAACAGCGGTTCACCGGTGTCGTTCTCTGCGGGGCTTAAAGATGTGTTCGTGGTCTACCCTTCCGAGCGGGCGGTGTATTACAACGCAGCGAACGTCGCTCCTTTTGATCCGGCTGGTACAGCCGTGGCTCTCGCAATTGCGCTTGGATAAATCATGGCAAACTTATTTAAATCGTACCCGGTAAAAGATGTAGGCACATCCCCCTCGACGGTATACACCTGCCCTGCGGCAACCCAGACCACACTGATTGGCTTGTCGGTTGCTAACACCTCGGCCTCACCCATTACAGCGGATGCGTTTGTGACTCGGTCTGCTGTGAACTACTACTTGGTGAAAGATGCAACGG